AGCCGAAGCTGAATTGATGGCAAGATAAACGTTACCAACAAACGTGACGCCTGTGTTAACAGCAAGGTTAACAACGTCGCCGCTGGTCGTTGAGATGTTGATAATAGAAACATCAAACGTGCTGCCAATCTTAGCGTTCGTCAGCAGAGCATCCAACTGCGCGCCCGTTGGAACGGTCACGACAGAAGCGCCTGCGCCGCCACTTGCAACAGTAATAATGCCTGACGTAGCTTGAGCTGCCGTAAGCGTATTAGCTGCGCCCGTTAGAGCTGTAATTGAGCCTTGGTCGCCCAGTACCTGTTCATTAAGGTTGCCATCGCCTAACTGATAGCCACCACCGACTGAAGGAAGTGCCATGTGATTTAACTCCTAAATTGCGAGAAAGAAGGGGCTTTCGCCCCCTCTTATTAGCCCCAAAGACGAGCGGCCATTACCGGACGGATCGCGCTGTAGCCATACAGCACGTCAATACGGCAAGGCATACGGTCATTGTTGATGTCGTATTGGCGGACAATACGCAACGAAATGCCGTTGTGAACCTGACGCGAAGCCATATCAACACCTTGTGGAAGGAGAAGATCGGCAGTCGCGAAAGAGATCGCGTCTTTGTGATGGATCAAGTTCTGTGGATACGTCGTCGAAGCAGCGCCGAGGAATGTGATAGCAGCGCCCGAAACAGGGAAGCTGTTGACGGTTGCTAGAGCGTTTGTTGACGTATAGATCGCAGGAGAGATCGACACGCTCGAATAAGCAGACGACGCAGCGGTGTTAGCCGCAGTTACTACGAACTGCTGAAGCGAACCAGTTGACTCACGGGTCTGCGGGTTGACAGCATACACACCAGCGATGGTGAACACGTCACCAACAGCAAGTGTTTCACCGGTCGTTGCACCGCTGATGCCAATCGTTGACTGACCCTGCGTCGCAACAGTCGTCGTTACAGTGTAAGACGCTGAAGTATTACGCGAGCCGGTCGTGAACTGACGGATCGACTGCGTCATGTTCAGCTCGTCGTAGCCAAGGATACCTTCGCCCATCAAGCCGTTTTTGAACTGTTTGCTGATGGTATCAACTGGGTTAAACAAGCCTTTCATGCCTTCGATCAGACCAGCATTAGCGGCTGGGTTGACGGCGACATAACGCTGAGACATTGGCGTCGCAAACTCGTTCAGCTTCTGGTTGCCCTGAAGAAGAACAAGTGACGTGGCAGGCGTCGTGCCTGGCGTGCCAACAGAGTTGTAGATCTGCTGGTAAGAGTTAGCGACGTCAGCGTCGATGCTGGAAGCAAGCTGAGAAATACGCGGCTTAAGCACGCGTTCAGCAAAGTCATCCAACTGCATGGTCAGTTCGGCAGACGTAAAGTTCACGCCAATGTGCTTCTGTGACGAAACGGTCAAAGTCGTGTATTGCTCGTTGTCGTCCTGAACCTGAAGCGCAGCCCCATCCGTGACCAAAGCGCGGTCAGGAAGACGGATACGGAGGGTTGAACCGATCTTAGCGCCTTCGACGGCAAAGCTGTCGTCATATTGGCGGTTAACAGTACGGGTGATTACAAGATTGTTCTCCAGAATTTCCAGAGCCTTTCTCGTAATCATATCAATTGTTAAAAGTGAATTGCTCATTTTATGTCACCTATCTGCGACGTTGAGCCTCCAGCTTCCTAAGTTGCCTCTGTCTATCCGCTTCAATCCATTCAGATGTAGACATTGATTTCATCGACCGAGGGTCAGTTGTATCATATGTCGGAGCACCAGACGAACGCGGAGCAACAGGAGCAATAGGGGCCGGGGCAGATGAAGTTCTTTTGACCGGTGGATCTGAAGCTAATTTAGCCTCAAGTTTACCGATCTCCCGTGCCTGCAAGACAGGCGACAATCTGGAAATCCGATGAGCTTCTTTTGGGTTGGAACCAAGGTGATAAATCACATCGGGGCCAATATCAGAAGCCTGGATGGCTTGAGCCATCACATCCGTCACAGGAAGATTCGGGTTATACGCGACTTGTTCAAAGTCGTCATACTTAGACCGAGCGTCTTCCTCACGGTCGTGATAAGCGTCAAGTAGAGCTGCCTGCTGCTTTGCGGCCTCTCGTTGTGCCAGCATCTCTTGAGCCTTACGCTCGGCTAATGCTTCTGCATAAACCTGTGCGTTCTCAAAATCATCTGGCGCAGGTGGAGGTGCGACGGGCTGTCTAGCCTGTTGCTCCGCAAGCCGTTGAGCCTGCTCTCTTTCCCATTTGCGCTGTTCTCTTGCAAGGCGTTTCCCAACAATAGCGTCCAACTCTTCTTGAGTGAACGATTTTGTGGTTTGTTCCTCCGGCGTCGTATCAGCGGGTGCAAGTGCTGCCGTAGCTTCCTGTTCCGGCGCGGGGCTGATCTCCGCTACAGCCTGTTCCTCGTCGCTCAAGACGATGTCCTTTCTAACCTAGCTATCCGGCTAGTCGGTTAATTGGCATTATTACTCTTTAGGCGTCTGATCGTCAACGGCCTGTTTTTGAATCGCCGCGATGAGTTCAACGACTTCAATATACGGACGTTGGCCCAAGACGGTCAGAATATGATTCCATTGTTGTGTCGTCAGATCAATTTTCATTTACCACCCAAGTTTGCGTTGATTCATCCCAGATATATGATTTTCCGTCTGTAGGATATGGGACAGGTGCTTCCCATAGACAGATAGTCGTATTCAATGACCACGATGGATATGGTTGCGGAGAAATAAAAGCGTCAAGAGCCGCATCGTAAGAATAGCCAATACCGGCATAATTTTTTCTAAACGCTGGTTTTCCATCTGGTAAACCATCTTCGCCGTAGTGCACATTCCCCCGACAATTATATGATGTGCGCTTACAAAGCTGTCCACGATAATTGCCATACCACTCTTCCCAATTTTGGGATGTGTCAGTTTCATCAATACCAACAATAACCTCAGTAACAATGTTATTTTGATCTAAGAAAGCATAATGCGCCATTACCAAGCCACCGTTCCTGTTCCGGCAGTAAATGTCCAAATAACATTACTGCCAGACGTTGATCTTGTGGCTGTCAAGCCAGTGTAGCTGACAGGATCTGAGTATGTGTTTGGATAGGAGATAATAACCACCCCAGACCCACCATTACCGCCAGCATAAGATCCAGAAGACCCAGAACCACGGTTGCCGCCAGCGCCGCCGCCGCCTAGATTAGCCGTTCCTGCACCACCATTACCCGCTGTTCCACCACCAGTTGAACCACCGCCGCCAGTTCCCCCTGTGCCGCCTGTTGAACTTTCTGCACCTCCTGCACCACCACCAGCATATGTTACAGAAACGCCAGTAATAGAGCTTGCTGTTCCGTTACCACCATTACCACTTGCTGAGCCTGCTGCGCCTACTGCACCCGCACCGCCACCACCGCCACCTCTACGGGGCGACACTGATCCTGCGCCGCCGTTATTGCCTTGGCTACCTGTGCCGCCAGCTGTTCCTTGTTCACCTGTGCCGCCACCACCAGAACCACCATTGCCACCAGCCGATGCGCCACCACCATTACCAGCACCAAAGCCGCCACCATTTCCTGTGACAGAGCTAAAAACGGAATTAATACCTACAGTTCCATTAGTCCCCGAAGATAACGCGCCGGGGCCGCCGCCGCCAACAGTAACAGTTATAGAGCCGCTAAGAGATAATGTGCTGGTCGTATATCCACCACCACCGCCGCCGCCCGCTGATGTAGGAGCGCCGCCGCCGCCGCCGCCACCTACAACAAGATATGTTACCGTTGCAGGGCCGCGAAATTGTGTTGACGGCATAAGGTTTAGAATACCTGACATTAGGTCAGACCTGTTCCACTAATAATCCAACTTGTTGTTCCGACTTTAATAGCTGTTGCGATACCATTCGCCGCTAAAGTTCTTGGACCTGTTGTAGCCGTTCCAGCCAAAGTCATTGTATCTGAAGTAATCGCAATAGTGACAGTATTGATTTGATTGATAAAAGTTAACACGGTGCCGATTGCATATGGGACATTTGTGTTGCTATCAATCGTAAATGTTCTGGCGTTATTATCTGTAGATGGGTGTAAAATGTGTTTTCCACTATCTGCAAGAACTGTCGTATATGCCGCGCTTTGAGAGTTTTGTGGAATATTTAAATAGCCAATATTACAAGTCGCCGCAGGAAACGTATAGGTCTGACTATCGTTTGTTGCAGCGAGTGTAATTGTATTGCTCGCTGTTAATGTTTTACCATCAGCTATCGTCAATGTGGCGCTTGTGGCGGGCGCAGTGATTGCTACTTTATTAATGCTGGTTGCAGACGCAACGCCAAGAACAGGCGTAACAAGCGTTGGGCTAGTCGAGAACACAAGATTTGTGCTTGTTGTTCCTGTCGCACCTGAAGCTGTATAACCTGTAATATTATTAAAAGCTGCAATACCGGCAGATGATACGCCTGTGCCACCACCTGAAACGCCGAGCGTTCCAAACGTCATAGATGACGCGCCGCCACCCCCTGACAATAACGGCTGGCCTGAAGTTCCGGCGCTTGTTGGTAGGTTAAAATTATATGTTCCTGCGCTTGCAGCGCCTTGGATAGATACCGTGCCTGCCGTAGATCCAGCAATATTAAGAACGCCCGCTGTAGATCCCGACACGCCGAGCGTAAAAGTGCCCTTGGTCGTGCTAAATTGCGCCGATACGCCGCCGCTTGTGTAAATTGAAAGCGGTAGATATGTGCCTGTGCCATTAATACCTGACACCAACTGAACGTCCGTAGAAGCGTTCGTCGTTATCATTATCTTGCTGGCATTAGTCGGGTCAGAATTGTTAGTTGCTTGCCAAGCAGCGCCAGTAGAAGTGCCATTAGGCAGAGCATAAATGCCGGTTGTGCCGTTTGTTGTGCTTGATTGAAAGGAAAAACGGCTGAGAACAGTTGCGTTACTAAAGTCAGCTAGGAATAGCGCGCCTGTGCCAGTATGCGTCTCGTTACCGCTGATTGTTGGCGTCGTAATGGTAGGCGACGTTGAGAAAACAAGATTTGTGCTTGTTGTGCCCGTAGCACCTGAAGCCGTGTAACCCGTAATGTTGTTAAATGCACCAATGCCAGCGGTGCCGGTTGCTGTGCCACCTTGAGCAACGGCTAAGAATCCACTGCCGTTAAGGACAGGCAAACCACCCGCGCTGTTGGTATTATTGCCTAGCGCGGTAAGAACACCCGTGCCGGTCGTCGTGCCAGACAGCGTATTTGTGCCGCTATAATAGGTGATTTGACCTATTGTGCCGGTGTTGATCGTGCCAGCCGCAGCCGCAGCCCAAGTTGTATTGCCAGAACCATCGGTCTGTAAAAAGTAATTAGCCGACCCACCAGATGTCGGCAGTGTCAGTGACCAAGCGGCAGAATTGTTGCCAGATTTAAGGCTAACTGCAAAAGCACTAGAGGCATTATAGAGATTAAATATGCCACCTGTTGTAGATGCTACGCCAAGGCCGACAGTTGTTGTGCCGTTAAAGGTAAAAGTTGCCGAACCACCAAAAGTGCCAGCATTATTATACTGAATTTGCGTGTTTGATCCGCCAGGTGAACCGCCACCGCCACCACCGCCAGCGGCCCACGTTGTATTACCAAGACCGTCAGTCTGAAGATAATAACCGTTTGTGCCTGCGGTCGTTGGCAGTTTCATTGTCCATGAACCAGCCGCATCAGCAACAGACAACGCCACAGTGCCGGATGTGGTGCCTTTAATATTGACGATGCCTGTCGAAGAAGACGTAGTGCCAACTGTAATGTTGGTGCCAAATGTAGGCGCGGTCGAAAATACTAACGACCCAGATCCCGTTTCATCCGTGACAGCCGATGCAAGATTCGCTGACGATGGCGTCGCCAAGAACGTCGCAACACCTGTCCCAAGGCCACTAACGCCTGTGCTAATAGGGAGTCCCGTCGCATTTGTCAGAGTCCCTGACGATGGCGTGCCTAGCGCGCCGCCATTAACAACGAACGCCCCAGCCGATCCGACGTTAACGCCGAGCGCAGTGGCGACACCTGTGCCAAAAGCTGTGATGCCTGTGCCGCCATTAGCGACCGGCAGCGTGCCTGTCACGCCAGTTGTGAGAGGCAGACCTGTTGCGTTGGTCAATGTGCCGCTTGAGGGCGTGCCTAACGCGCCACCGTTAACAACAAATGCGCCCGCAGAGCCGACATTAACTGCTAAAGCTGCCGCTACGCCTGTTCCAAGACCTGTCAAACCGCCAGACGGATAGCCTGAACAGTTACCTAAATTGCCGCTGCTAGGCGTTCCAAGCGCGCCGTTAAACGTAACAAACGCGCCCGCAGAGCCAACATTAACGGCCAAAGCCGTCAATACGCCCGTGCCGGTGCCTGTTAGACCCGTCGAGATCGGCAGACCCGTAGCATTTGTCAGCGTTGCAGACGACGGTGTGCCGAGTGCAGGGCTAACAAGCGTCGGCGAGGACGCCAATACGATAGCGCCAGAGCCTGTCGTTGTGTTACCGAGCGCGGTAACTGTTCCACTGGTCGGGAATGTCAGCGTAGTCGTGCCGGTAAATGTAAATGTAGCGCTATAAGCACCTGACGTAATAAGGCTTGAGCCATCAGCCATCGTCAGCGTTGCATTATTCGCTGGAGGCGTAATTGTTAAATTATTAACAGAACCCGTAAGATCTAAATTACCACTTTTATCGACTACAAAAGACGCTGTTGACGCGCCCGTAACTGTCAAATTTAACAGGTCAGACCCAGCAGCAGATGCCGTATTAGTAACAGCGAGTTTGATGCCGTTCCAAGTTACGGTGTTATCTGTCCAATTATCTGTAAGATTATAAATAAAAGCCATTTAGGTCACTCATAGACAATAGTAGCCACTGGATTTGTGCCGCCAAGAACCACATAACAGCCTTTACTTAAAAACAAACCATTTGCGTCGCCCGTCAGATTATAATGCACTGGCGCAGTAGCTGTCAGTGTCGCAAGCACAGTTGGGTCACTATTCGACGCCGTAGCCGAATCATACACCGCGACGGTCGGACTAGTGCCTGACGTTATGAAAATACCAAGCAATTTAGTCGCGCCGACCTTAATCTGAGTAGTTGCACTAATTGATTTATAGAGCGCCATTTTAGCCTCACGCCAAGAATTTGAGCTTGTATAGGGTGCTTAAATACAGCCCAACAATCTCGTCTATGATGTTCTGAAGGGCTGTATCCGACTCGTCACAGACCTTAAAACGGTTATCTTCGATGTCTTTTAATGAATCTTCCAAAAACTCTACCACATTTGTGGTCTTTTTGGCAGACATTAGCGAAATCGGGCCAATTAGACCATGCCGACCTTGATAAGCTTCCGCAAAATCATCCGCACGGTCAATAATCTTATCATAAAACTTGTTCAAAGCCTTATGTTTAGCATAAGACCGCGTGTTCAGATGGACACTATGCGTCACATCACGCGCTAAAAACAAATGCCCTACAAAATCCGCCGCTTTCATATGCCTAATTCACCTTGTTCGGGGTTTCTAGCCTGTGTCCCTCGCACAATATCGCCTGTATCCATAGCGGCGGCGACAGTTCCAAGCACTATATCCTGAATTTGTTCTGGTGTCATGTTAGCAGCAGTAGCCTGAATACGCTTAGTTTCAGCGTCAAAAGCCTTAATCTGCGTGTTCTGCTCGTCAATTTTCAGCTTCTGCATATCATAGCTATTTTGAAGCTGCTGAATCATGGCAGTCGTCTGTTCCATCTGATCCGCCATCTGATTCATCTGCTGACGCATAACCTGTGCTTCTGGCGACTCATCCGTGTTCTGAAGAACCTTTGGATCAAGCATCTTCTGGAAGCGTTTAGCCATTTCAGCCGAGCCAGGCCAATCCATATTTTCTACAAACAAATCGCCAGCAACCGACCAAAGAGCTGGGTTGGTCTGAAGGATCTGGCCCATCATGTCCATAGCCTCCTGCTTGCGGGTCATGTAGCTAGGCCCGCTAGAGACTTGCACATCGTAAGTGCCGACATTTGGATTGTAGATCTTTTCAATCTCAATACCGTTAACGTCTCTGATTGACCGAATCGCTTCTGGCTGTTGTGGGTTGATCTTAGCCATCCCAACTTCGCCATCTGGCTTAATGATTCGCGCCACGCGCTGCGTGTCATAAATCTTAGGAATCAGATCTACGAGTTGTCTTGTGACATATTTGACAGCGCGGCAAAGATTATCGACGTAGTGGTAAGTAGACGTGTCGCCTTGCCGCTCCCGCGCAAGAATAGCACGACCCGTTCGTTCGTTGCTTGTCGCGCCAATTGAACTATCATACTGACCCGTGGTCGCTTTGATGTCCTCGCCCGCACCGCTCTTAGCCTGTATAAGCCCGATCTGAGCTTCTGGTGGAGAAGAGCGAGTCGGTAAGGGGAGAGGATTTCCTGCTCCGTCCGTGACATCTGGATTGACCTCCAGATACGGCCAATTGTTTGTATTGGCCGTCTTCCAGTTCATCTCATAGCCCTCAAATTGACCGCCATAGCCAATAAAAGGAGCTTTTGGAGCCAGTGCCAGCATTTCTGCTTCTTGGCTGACCCAATAGTTATACATGCGTTGTGCGTCTTTAGCATTACGCACTAGACCGCTTATGAAAATAGATCCTTCGACCTCAAACTCGTTACCGATCACGCGAATGACAGGGATATATTTACCCGCCCAGTCGCGCTCTTCTAACACCTCAAAGCCGTTTGTTTTGAGCCATTTTACACGCGTTCTATCTACTTCGCGTGACCGCAGCGGCTTGCCGAACTGCATCTTCAGCATCTTGTCTTCAGGCGAATTGTTAAACGCCGTGACATTGCCGGGATATAGATTCAACTTCTCTTTTTTATGCTCTTTATAAAAATATTCAGCAATGCGGATCGTGTCCTGCTTGATCCACATGCCTTTGGCTTCGTTACCTACGCCTTGCGTCATCATTGTTGAGATGGGCGTTGCGTCAGGAAACAGTCGCTCGTATTCTTTCTTTTCTATATCCTCAACAATAAAGCACCACTCGGCGTCCTGGCCGCATGGGTCTTGAATTGTCGGGTCCATATAGACGCTAAAGCTGTTGCGGATGCGTCCGATCTTAATGTCTTGATCGAACGAGTTCTCGCCCACATACTCCGTATAAAGCCGTATGTAGCCCTCACCGTAGACGACCTGGTTGTCGCAGGCGGTGTCATAGGCCACGTCAGCGTCTGACATATACTCAATATGCCGCACGATACCGTCGAAGATCTCAGCGACCAGCGGATCAGCGTTCTCATCGGCTGGTATAACCCGCCCCGTTGGGCGATTCTGCCGCTGTTCGTTCGTCACCAGACGGACGTGCTGCGGCAGCTTGTTGACCGTTAGACACGGTCTAGCGTTGATCGTCTGTCCTTGCACCGATCCACGGGTCGCCAGCACGTCAGCAGGCCATTGCCACTGATTGTCTGGTGAGCCAGCCATAAAGCGTAGGTCATCGACCTCGTCGTCACGCGACTCAGAGTAAGCCGACAGCGCCATCTCAAATCGATGGAGCATCTGCGAGATGCGTTCTTTATCGTCCGCTTCGGCTACTTTACCCGCGCCTACAACGTCGTCGTGTGCAAATGACGGCATTAGCAGCCCTTGAGATTACGAAGGACGTGTGGCTTGTCGTGCTTTGGGTTAATCTCACCCGTCAAATGTGGGTGGTGCGTTGGGCTATTACGTTCAGCAAGAAGCGTTTTAGGCACTGGTTTACCTTTCATGCCCGCGCCAGCGTGTGGCTCGCGAGGCTCACGCTTTTCGATTTTCATCGCTGCTTTCTTAGCGTAGCTCATTTCATTTTTCCTTTTTTGGACGCGGCTTTGCGCTTAACTGAATACGCGATTGCAACGGCTTGCTTGACTGGCTTACCAGCCTCAATCTCAGCCTTTACGTTTTTTCTAAAACTCGTCTTGCTGGTCGATTTCTTGAGCGGCACTGACGCCTCCATCTATTGGTAATGCAGCACCCTTAAGGTGCGATCCTTTACGGCCATGATGTGAGCCATAGTTATGGCTCGTCGCACAGACATAGCCGCCCATATTATCTATGAGCGCCTTTGCGTTGCGGGCGTGTCTAGGAGGCTTGGCACCTTTACCTTTACCGCCGTGGATACGCTCGGCCTCTGCGCCCATTTTAGCGTTAGGCATACCGCCTTTAGTCGCGTTGACTTTTTTGCCGTTGCCGATCATCACGTCACCGTGTGAAGAAGTGCAAAATTCAGCACCAGAGACTCGCTATATGCGTTGTTGGTGCTGTTCTTAATAACTATCGTAAACGACCCATCAGATATAGCGCCTACAAACACGTTATACGCGCCTAACGTGCCGCCCGATGATACGCTGCACGTTACCACATCTTTTGACGACACGCTTGAGTTTGTTACTGTGAACACCGCTTGAGCGCTTGGCGCAAGCTGCGAGTTAGCCGTTGTGATCTGTCCAGACGAGGAATTGACTGTCACGCCGGTCGTTTTATTGTTTTGCTGCGTTACAGTGCCATAAGCGCCTGCTGCGTAGCCAATCTGACCAGTCGTCAAGATA